GACGACGCACGAAGTAGCCGTATTCCGTCGGCCCATACACTTTCACCGTTCCACCAGGCGCGCCGTTGAACTTCTGCCGGCGAGGCAGGTTCTTCGTGGCACCGTTGTACACGATGCCGCGCACAGAGGTCCCGCGCAGCTCCATCCGGTAGTCGTTACTGTTGCCGGACTCGCCAGACTTCCGGCGCACGTTTTTGTACCAATCGGCACGCGCGCCCTTCGCCAGGTCGTTCGCGATCTCTTCCACGATCTTGATGACGTCCCCGGCGACGTCGCGCACGAGCTCGTCCACCGCGCGTTGCAGCTCGGGACCAAGGGTCACTGTCGCCGAGCTGCTCGCCACCTAGATCCCCCAGAAGGCTTTCGCCGACGGGTCCCCCGTATCCTGCGGACGCGGCTTCGGTGTCCCGCGCTTCGGCTTAGCGGGAGGCGTGTGCTTCGCCCGCCACCACCCTAGCACGCGCTCTTGCGTCTCAACAGTCCACCCGTAGAACGCCTGCGGGTCGCCGCAGTACGTCAGCCCGATCTCCAGAGCTACGGAGTCGAGCCCTCCGTCGGCGGTGGCGTAAAACCCGCAGCACGCGCGACCGCTTCCTCGGTGGGGACGTCCACGCAGAGCTCCAGCGCCTTGCTCGCGGCAGCGTAGATGTCGGCCTCAGGAATGCCCAGCGCCATCAGCTCGTCGAACACCTCGCCACCGTAGGGCAGGGGCTGAAAGTTATACTTCGCCCTCAGCGCCTTGCCGCCCCAGCACACGCCCAGCGCGGCACACAGGCCACGAATAGGGTTGGTGCCGGTGGCGAGCGCGATCTCTCGCCGCACGAGGAAGGAGGCCGGGGCCTTGAGGGGGACGGTGTGCGTCCCGAGTTGTACGGTCGTCATGGTTTACTCCTGGTTGAGACGCGAAAGCGCCCCCCGCACCGTAGCACGGGGAGCGCCTAGCTCGCACGCAGGCGTCTTAGGTCGTGGTGATAGCGCCGTACACGGTGCCCGAGATGCTGAAGGAGTTGGGGTCGCCTTCCGAGAAGTCGATCGTGCAGTGACACCCATTCATGATAATGACGTGGTCGGCCGTATCCCCAAAATTTGTCCCTTCAATGGTGAGGGTGATTTTGAGGCCGTAGACGTCAGAGCCGGGGATGGTTGTCAGAGCCGTGAGGAACGCGCCAGTCTTGTTGACGGCGTCCCAGATGAGTTTGTCAGTTGCATCACTCAGGTCTGCCATATGGCACGACACAGTGTTGAGCTGGTTCAGGCCGGTGAGCGAGAAGTCGCCCGACTCGAGGGAGAGCGTGACGGACAGGGGCGTCGGGGTGGTTCCGTCTGCGAAGAGCACGGTTGCGTCTCTGAAGTTCTTGATTACGGTCGATGCGGCCATTGGCTACCTCACTGAAGTGGAAGAGTGTGCACTACCCGGAACTCGACGGCACCGACGACCCATTCGCCGACGTCGTTTGTTTCGCGCGTAACGCGCACGAATTGGAACTTGTAGGAGCTTGGCCACGTCGCATCGTAGACCATGAGCTTGTTTATCACCGCCTGTTCGCCGTCTAGCGCGCCGTCGTAGCTATCTGCCATCGACTTAGGCGCGAGCCGCCAGGAGTAGCGCACGAGGAGGTTCGACTCCACTAGCAGGCCCTCGGCAGGCTTGCCCCGGTAGGCCCGGAGGTCCTGCGTCTCAGACACGTGCACGACGAACCACACGCCCGAGCTTAGGTCTGCGTCTCGCCCGAAGTTGTCCGGGGCGACGCGCGACTCCTTCCACGTAGCGAGCGTGGCGATGCGCGTCGTGACGTCCTCGCGCAGCTGGCGTACGGTCTTCGACGCCATCAGTAGCCCCGCAGCCCGAGGAAGTTACCGCCGCCGCGACCGTTCAGCCAGACCTGCGAGCTGCCGCTCTTCCGGTGCGTCGGGTCGACCTTGTTCGTGTCGCTCTCATCGTAGACGAAGCTGAGCTGGCCGTACGCCTCGGTGTAGGCCGCACGGTAGTAGTCCGCGAGGGCCTGCCAGCGGGAGCCGTCGCCTGCCGACGTCTGGAAGTCGAGGAAGATGAAGTGCAGCGTCAGGAGGAGATGCACGTCACGAAAGGCAGACGGCGAAATCACCAGATAGGGTCTGCGACCGTTTGCGATGACCCTCAGCATAATGGTGGCCCAGGCCTCGTCGAGGTAGTCCTGAAAGGTCGTCGCGCCCGTGGCGAGTAGCTGCGGGAGGTCCGAGTGCCGACGGATGAGGTCCGCGTCTGTGACGACGGGGGAGAGCTCGCGGCGCACCAGCGCGGCGTCCTGCCTGAACACGTGCGGCAGCGTGTCGGGCATCGTCAGTGTCCACTCGATTAGCCAGCCCTCCTCGAGCTGGAGGGGCGACGTTACGCCACCGCTAATCGTGTACTCCGCCCAGCTACCCGGCGCGATGGAGACGGCAGCGGCGTTGACCACGACCGTCTGATCCGCACGATACACAGACACCGTACCGCTTGTGGGCGTGGCGACCGCACCCAGCCGGTAGGTGGGGCACTCGATCGTCTGGTTCGTCGCCCGCGCGATGGTGTCCGGTGCGCGGAACCTCGCGGTGTAGAGCGTCTCCGAGATCGTCATGTGCCCCCCTGCCTACGTCACCGCTTATCGCGTTCCTGACGGTCTGCCTCAGCCGCACGTTTGCGGGCTTCCTCGCGTGCACGCTGCTCCGGTACGCCCGAGCGCACGAGCTGGCTTGTCATGCGCTCCATTGCTTCACGGTGCTTCGCGAGCTCGCTCACTTCTTCGCCTTCGGTGCCGCCGGGTTCACCAGTCGGTCCTTAGCCGCGAGCATGAGGGCAAGGCGTTCCTCTTCGATGTTCAGCGAGGTCGCCACCGCCGGCTGGGTGACGGCCCGCCCACGGAGGTCGTCGACCTTCCGGGAGTGGTCCGCGATGATGAGGTCGATGAACCGCTCGTCAGGGCGCGCGATGATGCCGTCAGCCAGGAGGCGACGACAAAACGACCAGTAGCCCGCACCGTCCGACTTGATCGTCAGCTGCCCCGCGAACACGCTCGGCTTCTCCCACTTCGACATGTGCACAGGGCCGCGATGCCCCTCGAAGGCGACGCAGTAGCCGCCCGGTTCGACGTCCCACGGGATGATCGTCCAGCCCTTGCGACGGTAGGCGAGTTCCGCTTGGTCGGTGTTCCCGTCCTTATCAACACGGTTGACGCCGGGGTCCGAGCGCATCTCGGACAGTTGAGGCAGCCACTCACCGTCCACGAGCTGCCAGCGCGCGGGATGGTGCATGTACCAGAACGGCGGCGATGCGAGCGTCGGCAGTTGCTCCCGCATGGATCCGGGGCGTTCTGCCGCCCGGCCTTGGATGCTCGGCCCGGCTGCGGAGGTCTGAAAGGTTGCGCTCATGGTTGCTCCAGACGCAGAAAGGGCGTCGAGGTACAGGTAAGCACCCCGACGCCCTAGTGCCACCGTCAGGCGGCTAGCCGACTACGGGGCCAGCTTGGACAGGATGCCGACGGCCTTGAGGTCTTGGATCTCGGCCACCCCGGCGAAGGAGTTGCCGATCACCTTGGTGAGTCCCGAGGCTGCGTCGCGTTCCAGTTCCACGACGACCTGCGAGCCAGCGGGGAGGATGATCGCACCGGCGCCCTGGATGGGGGCGGGGCTGCCGGTCGCGTAGCCGATGGCGCCCGTGGCGGTCATCATGCCGAGGCGGTCGGCACCGGCGTTCGCCGAAGGCACGGTAGACGACGTGTACAGAGAAACGCCGAAGAGCATACCCCGGAAGCCCTGACCCTTCGCGGCGATCTGGTCCTGCGTCGCGGCCACGTACTGACCGGGGCCGGTCTCGCTGCGGAGCGAGTTGATGAGGTGGTTGATCTGCTGAGGCGCCAACACGGCGGCGAACTCGCCGTCGTTCGACTGCAACTGAAGCTTGTAGATCGCGTCGAAGAAGGTCGACACAGAAAGAGCGACGGTCGTCGCGCCGACGCTCTGAGAGAGGCCCGAGCTGAGCGCCGTGATCATCTGGGTGAGGCGCATGCCGAAGGCGATCGCCATGCTGTTCGCGAGGCCTTCGATGCCAACGCCCGCGCCGCTGGCGAGAGGATCGGTGAGCGACGCCAGGTCCGTGATGTCGTACCTCAAGGCTTGACGAGCGATCGTGATCGTCGCAGCGGACGAGGTGATCGAGGTGTTCGCCACGCTCGATCCGTCGCCCACCGCCGCCATGAGGTCCGTGCCGGCGAGGCCGACGACGGGCACCTGAAGGGCGCTGGAGCCGGTACCGTTGAGGGTGCCGAAGTTGATGAACTGCGGAGCCTTGTAGAGTTCCGCACGGTCGGCGAGCTTGAGCTCGATCATGCGGTGAAGGACTGCCGAGAGACGCGCATTGCCGGAAAGTGCGGCAAAATCGATATTAGCCATGATGGCCTCCAGAGGAGTTCGATGGGTTGCCGCGCCTTTCGCTTTTTACGTGAGCTTGCCACGAGCGCGTGAAGGTATTCCCCTCACCGTCACCCTACCGCGTGGACGTAATCGCCGCCATGTTGGCCCGGAGTTCGGCGGCGGTCATCTTCGAGATGGACTCCATCGAGAACACGCTAGGCGCTGCCGTCGGGTTGGGAAGCGTCGTCGCGCTGGATGCCGGCAGGCGCATACGCGACGTCTCGGGAGCGGCTGCGGCAGGCGCGGCGGTCCCGGCTTCGGGCATGTACGCGCGCACCGCACGGGGCAGCGCCTCGCGGTTGGCCAGCCACTCGCCGATGGGCGGGCGTGCGTCCGCTGCCAGCTTCGAGTAGGCGTGCTGAACGTACTCGATGCCCTCTTCCTCGGTAATGCCCGACGCGTAGATCTCACGCTCCAGGCGCAGCGCCTCGCGCTCGGCCTTCGTCGTGCCCTTGAGCTCCTCGAGCTGGGTGCGGTAGCTGCCGACTTCAGCTGCCGCCGGCTCAAGCTCCGCGACGCGGCCTTGCAGCGCTTTGACCTGTTCGACGAGTTGACGAATGCGCGCTTCCGCGCCGCCCTGCGCTTCGATGTCCTGACTCATGGTTGCTCCTTGTTGGCGCCCTGGGCACGGTCCCAGATGGCGAGTTGACGTTTGGGGTGCTCGCGCTCTAGATAGCTGCGCTGCCGGTCACTCAGGAACGGCATAGACGACCTCGTCCTCCACGACGTCCTCTTCCTCGCCAGCCAGCTCGGTGACGGCCTCGACTTCCTCACCCGTGAGGTAGCCCTTGGCTTCGGCGAGGCTTTCCAGAACGGCCCGCAGGATGTCGCGGGAGGCGACGTCGCGCGTCGTAGAGGCCAGCGCCTGTAGAGCAGACGTCGCGGCGTCGAGCTCCTCCACTGCGTCGTCCATCGCGCGGGCGTGGCCGTCGTCGGTTACCACCGGTGCGGGCGACGGCGTCTGCTCCGCGCTCGTCATGGTTGCCGCTCCGGTGGTCGTCGTCGCCTCTATCGGCGTGAGCTTCGCGAGCTTCGCGACGGCATCGGCTTCGCTCAGGTTGCCGAACATGCGAATAGCTTCGACCTTGTCCATTAGGCCGGCAGCTAGCATCTCGAGAGCGTGCTTCCGGCGAGCGTCCAGCTCCTCCGGCGAGAGGGGCACCTCGCGGTACAGGACCGAATAGCCGCCCTCGGGGTACGCGGAACCGGTAGCGCGGTTGAACAGGATCGCCGACTTGGCGACAAGTTCTTCGTCAGCCGACCGCATCTGCACCACGTATCGGCGTTGGGCCTGCCTTTTACCTTCGTTGGAAAGACTAATCGCATAGCCGCTCTTCGCGCTGCCCGACGTGCGCTGGATGTCCGTCTGCGAGAGGCCCGCGTCGGTCGCCAAGCGGTGGGCGATGGAGGCGATCGTCGTCTCCAGAGTGGCGACGTCCGCCCCTGCCTGGAACTGTCCGACAGTCGGTTGACTTTCCGACGCGGCATCCAGCATGAGGATCGTCGTCGGGTCGGTAACCACCTCGACACGCACGCCGCGCGTCAGACCGTCCGTCATCTCGGTACCCGCGACGCGCACGCCGATGGCGTACCGCTGCGGGAACGACGCGTCTCGCAGACAGTGAGCGAGGAAGGAGTAGAACACCGAGAGCGACAAGCTGCCCTCGAAGAGCTCGATCCCGTAGAACGGGTCAAAGAGCCGATCCCCGTAGTTGCTCGCGTGGTAGAGCACGCCCGGCAGCACAGGCGCGTCGTTGCTCGTCCGACGGTACGGGTAGTTTGCGCCCGACCATTCCGGGTCTGCCTGGTTGCGCTTCTCGTCATTCGTGCCGAGCACGTGCACGGTGACGTCCTCCCCGAAGCCGGCGCCATCGGTGGCCTTGCGGACCTCGTAGCGAGGGAAGGCAGGGTCGCGGATGTCGAGCACATCCCAGCACCAGACGGCCTCGCCGTGGAGGCTGCGGAGACGGATCTCCGCGATGGCCAGCGGGATCGTCGGGCGCTGCGGGTCGGCCTCGGCCACGATCATGTCGGGCGACACAGGCCGGTAGGTCAAGCGACCGTCCGTGACGTCGATCCGCATCCACATTTCCCGGAGCGCGATCGCCATCGCCTGCACACGGGGCATCTGCGACCAGACGCCCGACTTCGCGATTAGCCCCTCGCCACCGACCAGCGCGTCAGCCGACGACGTCCCGCCGTTTCGCGTCGCCGCATCCTCGGCGGCGTTGTGGTGCACATCCGGGGGGGCATCGTAAAGCGTCGATAGCTCGTGAGAGATGACCCGGAACGGGTTCGCGCTCAGGTCGGGCACTCCCCACGCCTGGCGGCGCGTGCTCCCGAGCTGCTGCTGGAGGCGGTCCTCGAGGAGAAGCTGCCACGTGCCCTCCATCAGCGACCGACGGTGACGCGTGTGGTTCCACCGCGCGGCTTCTTCGGGGTTGCTCGGGGCAGGAGGCGCGGGCATACGGGAGAAGGCGTACATAGTAGTCCCCTACAGCCGGCTAACCTAGCCGGACGACGGTGGGCGTGTGCATGCGGCGGGTCACTAGTTCCAGCGTGTAGCGCAGTGCGTCGATGGAGTGCTTGTGCTCGGACGCCTCGCGACCGTCCCACCGTTGCAGGTCGTCCGCTAGACGCTTGCACCGGGGATGGACGAAGAAGTCACCGCGAAGCATCGCCGCGCTGAGGACCCGGATGCCCTCGAAGACAGACCCGGCGGGTTTGTGCGCCGTCCGGATGCGGAAGGGCAGGGCACCTGTCGGCAGGCGCAGCGCCCGCTCCATCGCAGACATCAGCATCGCGTTCGACTTGAGGCTTCCGTTCCGTCGACCGTACACCCGCCGGTCACCCACCCACAGGTCGACCGACTCCCACATGAGGCCGGCGCGCTTCAGCATGTCGAGCAGCATCCGGGCGTCTTGGTCGGGCGTGGTCTGCCCGTCGGTCTGTACCTGGTCCAGCACCCACACGCGCGGCTGGCCCTCGCCACCGTCGCGCACCATCGCTACCAAGAGCCCGACCTGAGCGCCGGCCTCGGTCCCGTGGTCGATGCCGATCCCAATCATCGCCTCGCCCGTCGGGACTTCCGGCTTCACGTGACGCGCTGGGTCGAACATCCGGAAGACGCGGCCCTCAGTCCACAGGCTTTCCCAGTCGCCGAACACCCGTTGCGCCCGCTGCTGCGGGAGGATGGCCTCGCTGAACGACTCGATCTGCTCGGCAGACATCAGCGGACGCGAGCCGATCGGCGTCGTGTTTTCTACGGTGAGCGGAAAGCAGAAGTCGCGCACCTTCCCGTCGTCCACCAGCTTGCGGAGCCAGCCGAGCGGCGCACCCACCGGCGTCAGCGTGAACACGATCCGCCCGTGGTTGCGAAGCACGCGCGGCACGACCTCGTTGTAGATCTCTTCCGGCGGCGGCTCATCCATCATCACGTAATCGACCGTTGAGCCGGCGAGCGCGAGTGACCCTTGGTTGGAAGTTCGCACGCGGATCAAGCTGCCGTTCTTAAACCGCACCATCGGGTGACGGCCTCGGAAGCCCTTCCCGGTCGTGTACTCGGTATCGTCAGCCAGCGCGTCCTTCGGGAGCAGAGCCCAGAGCTTGCCCTGCACAGAGAGCGAGCTCTCCCAGCTCTCGACAATGACCCACGCCTCAATCGGCGCGGGGCGCACGGGCTGGTAGGGGGACCCTCCGAGGCACCGGTAGATGCAGTCGACCAGACCCATCGTGGTCTTGCCCACCTGGTTCCCGGCTCGCGCGAGGCGCATGTGAGACGGGTCGCTAAGGAACTGAAGTTGCGGTGCCGTCGGAGTCCAGTAGGCGAGGGGGTCCGCGACCGTGCGCTTTTGGAGCTGGTCGACCGCACGCGCGAGGTTCGCTAGCCCACCGGTCACGAAACCTGCACGAGGCGGGGGCCGCGGCGCTTCATGTCGACGGCGTCTTCTACCTGGTCAAGGAGCGACGGCGGGAGCTGCGCGATGGCGGCGGTGATGATGCCGACCAGCTGGACGTCGCTCATGCCCTCGTCAGGCGAGGACTCCTTCGCGCGTGCGATGTCGAGCGCCTCGCGCGCCTGGAGAGCACGGAGCTTCAGAGATCCGACGGCCTGCCAGCTGCGCGAGTCGCTCGCGTCTAGGACCGCCTGCTCAAGCTGCTCCACAGATGCCGCCAAGTACTCAGCCGTCGTGCACGTAGTCGCGTCCTTAGGGGTGAGGAACGTGGACTTCGTGTTGCTGCGGGTTCGCATGGTGCTCCGATTTGGTTCAAGTCTAGCGGGGAGCGGGAGAAAGTCGACAAGCTAACGCG